CCTGCTGTGGTACTACAGCAACTCTACTCTGGGTGTCAATTCTTCCAAAGTATGAACCCGATACTCTACTCTGGGTGTCAATTCTTCCAAAGTATGAACCCGATACTTCACTCTGGGTGTCAATTCTTCCAAAGTATGAACCCGATACTTCACTCATGGTATTGTTCAAATGAAGAAGAGTCGAGTGCTCAGATCCCCCCGATACTGCAAGATCTGATGTTCCGGAACTTGTCACAGAGAATTTGCTATTTAAATTACCCATGACCTATATTCTCATCAAAAGTCAGATTAGTAAATATCTCAACCGGGAATGTTAACTCCTACATAAACAAACCCTCCCCAAACGAAATCTAATAATATAGCCTTTGAGTAATTATTAAGACTTAATGAATGACTTTATCATGCGATTTTCGCGAAGGAAAGAGTCTGGTTCCACGTCTGATGTAGACATGTGTTCAGGAGACACAAGGACTGCTTTACCCTCTTCAATAAGCCTCATGGCTTCTGCTTGTGGTAAATTTATTACACCAGCATTCCTTATCCCAACCACTGTTCTGACTGTTTCTAGTAACTTAACTTTCATATAAAAAAGGTACCATATAATTGGGGGTGAGGGAAATAATCCCCCACCCCCAATTGTCCAGCTTAATTTACTGCGTTTCTAATCTATCTAAAATTAGTGATCAATTCTTCGAAATCTTAGAAAACGCAGAGGCAATAATAACCAAACGATCAGTGCGGTGTTATCAGTTGGCTGGGGCCGTCTTTATCCTAGAGAACGCAGCGGCAATAATAACCTTCAGGGCAATACGCTCACGAACCCGAAGGGCAAGATTGCCATACTCATAATAAACCTGATCCGACCAATCGATCGTAAGCTGCTTCCGATCCCCAAACGCAAACTTAGAGAAGTCTCCGTAAATAGCGAAAACAGTATCAAGGTCAGTAGTCGGCATGACATCGGTCAAGTAGCATGGACGACCAAGAAGCATAGTCGCCTGTCCCGACTGAGGATCCGCCGGATCCTGATTAAGCCCAAAGTGCGAATAACCCGTCGCGAAAATAGGGCGATCCTGAGAGTCCTTTAAGCCAATAACTTCCTTGAAGGCCTGCGAGTTCATAACAAAAACACCCTTGTTGACCAGATTCGGATCAACCGCATACTGCAGATTCAGAAGGTCGTTATAGGTTACATCACTAAATGTAGCACTACCAACCGATCCGATATCACCCGCTTCTGCCACGCCGGTTTCAAAGGCAACTCCCATAAAGGGATCCGCTGGACTCCCAGCCGTATTGCCAACAAACGTCTGCTTGTTCTCTTCCTTGCCAACAGCTTCCGCGAAAATCTGGGCAAAGAAAGGCTCAAGCGCAACAATCGAATCCTCATCCAACTCAGCCGAAATCTCGTCAATCGCCATGAGGGTCTTAGAAGTCAAGCTTGGACTATCAAAAGCAACTCCGGTCTTAGTCGCCGCGTCGCTGTTCGGCTGATTCGCAAGCCAACCAACCGAAGGTCCGGAGCTCCGAGTCGGAAGAACCATAGTATTCGAAGTCATCGGAATCACCTGACAAATGCGACGGGCAATCGAAGCCTCCTCCACAATACGCATAACCTTGTCATAGGTGATCTCAGGAACGAGAACACCGCCCGATCCGTCTAAATCACCATGGTTATTTGCATCTCGAGTCTGCCCGGCAAAGGAAGCCGAAGTGCGGCCATACTGCTTCAGTCGCCAGCCTTCAGTGATATAACCACCAAACTCGCGAAGCGTGCTCGTCTTGGTCGGGGTCTCCGCCGAGAACACCTTGCCGCCCTGCGGAAGCTGCTTGTCAAGCTCGTCACATCGAGCCTGAAGACGCTCCACAGTGTCCTTCATCTCATCGTACTGCCCAGCAACAGCGCCAAGCTCCTTGGTGCGAGCCGAAATGCCCTCAAGGGCCTCCATAATCGAATGCAGGTTCTCATCAGAACCCGAATTAACCTTAATATTCTTTTCATTAGCCATTGTATTACTCCTTTTTAAGTTTGCTAAAAATACTAATTATCATATCTAAACTATCTTGACGCCGCACTGCTATGCAATGATGCCAATAGGCCACTGCGCAACGCTTGTCAAATATTTATCATCTATTGAAACATTTGTAAAGCTAATCTTTACCTCGTATCTTTTCTAAAATACCACGAACATAATCAGACTTAGGCTCCATTCCTGATCCGGGAGCTGAATTGTCATTTTCTATATTGCCAATTTCATCCCCCAAGGATTTAATTCTATGCAATATTTTACTCATAGATTCGTCAGTCGAATCCGAATCCGAATCCGAATTATTGTCATCCTCGCATTGTCTGTGTTCATCTGTTAACAACCCGAGCGCATCTTGAATGGATCGCAACGAGGATAATATGTCAATGCCTTCATTCTTTGCTTCAGCATTCTCCTCTTCGCTTTCCTCGACTTCATGAGATGCCGATTCAGACGATTCAACATTGGCGACTTCAAGATCTTTCGACATATTGTCGTCGTCTTTGTCATCTGATTTTTCTTCATCCATTATTTCATTGATGGAGTCGGTAACCTCAATCAACATATCTCGGCAGCGACAAAGCCGATCCTTCATTCGCTTCGAAACCTTAGCCCCCACGCGGGACATAGCAATTCCATCCTGTAAGGACTGAGTGATTATCTCCTCAACGAGGTCAGGATCAATGACTTCGGGATCAATATCAACCGACACTGGAGTTTCGATGTTGTCAATTTCTTCGGACTCTCTGGATTCTGACTCATTTGCCCTATCGCCACTTTCGCCAAGGGCCGCCATTACAGCTGCAATAATAGAATCAGCAAATTGACTGCTCGCCTCCTGGATCGTCGTAACAAGCTTTTGCGCATTTGCATATGCTTCTTCCATCTCATCGCCCTCTGCCCGATATTCTAGTTCTAAATCTTCTTCAGATTCAACATCGGATTCATCCTCAATACCAGTTTCTATATTTAACTCACTTGATAGTCCCTGGTCCTCCTCAATCTCTCGAACCTCTTCTTCGATTGAAACTTCACTATGATCCGTCTCAATCTCCCGAGTCTCTTCTTCGATTGAAACTTCACCCTGATCCGCCTCTCCCGGGCAGTTAATTTCCTCTTCCGAGAAACCTGTTAATCCGTCTAGCAGTTCATCGACCTCTTCGGTTCCTTCACTCTCCGTGGTCTCAACCTCAAGACTCTCCTGGGCGCAAATATCAGAATCTGCATCTCGATAGGACAGGGTGTAAAACAACCCACCCTGCTGTGGTTCCATAAGGCCAGACCTCATAAAACTCTCAACATCTTCCGAGTTAACCACTCCTCTTTGAACAGCCTCAACAATCGCATCAGGGTCGCTAGGAACAGGAACCGCCGAAAACTCGAGAAGCTCATTCCTGGTAAAATCAAATCCAACAGTTCGCCCTTCTTCGTCCTTTAAAGGTTCCCACTCCAGAGGAATCCAACCCACAGACCCTGCACGAAGGAATCCGCCCTGATACATCTGCCTAACCTTATCCGCGAAAGGATAAAGATCGGCACTACAAAATTGACTCCACAAACGAAGAACCGACTCATCGCCATCCTTGGCAATTTCCCACTTAATATGCTTTCCAATTGGAAGAGAATGGTAATCGTGACACCAGAGAAACTGAGGGTTTTTCTCAAAGTTAGTAAATGACCATCCGTCATTCCGAACTCTATTCCCATCCCTTTTAACGCCGTCTGTACAGGCGATAAACTGAATAACACCCTCGCCCATATCCTTCTCGACTACCGTCTCCCTTATCCTAACTCCTCTTTGAAGAAGAATTTTCTTGTCTTCTTCTAAGTCTCTCCCAAGAGATCCCGAAGGACGATCCAGACCAAATCGAGAAAGGGTATCCCACCTTCTCTTCTCCAATTCACCCGGCTCGGTGCCTTCTCCGCTAGTTGTTATTTTAGAATTAAGTTCTGTTTTCTTCATAGTTGTCACGCTCCCAAAAGGAAATTTAATGTTTATTATTATTGAAAAAACTTGATGAAACAAGCGTAAGGACATGAATCATTTATTTGCATCCCTATACATGGAAATGTCATTCTTTATTTTCGCAAATCAACCCACTAGAATGCTCGGTCGTTGCGCATTTAGAAGCCCGATTTGTATCCAAAAGAGAGGACCTCGCAGTCTCAAAGCTGTTGAAAACTTCTTCTCCTGAAAGCTCATATGCACTTCTTATTGCAACATTAAATATGTTTCTAACCCTGCACTTCAGATCTGAGGTTTTTTCTCCGCAATTTAATCCATCAAGCAAATCCTGAGATACTAACATTCCTATATCGTTAGATATAACAGATAAATCATCATGTCTTCCTTCGCAATATAATGCGGCGCTTTCTATTATGTAGTTCGATTCTCTTTCTCCATTGAGGCTTGCGGAATTTTCCTCTTCCCCTTTCTCTACAATGCCAAACTTTGCACCTTCGACATATGCACCTAATAGAAATGGCATTATTTCTTCTGCTATATCTAACTCTGAAACTGCCTCATCTATGCCATCGAAGTCTATGCCTTCTGGGTTAATGGCTGATAAAACCCTAGATCTCAGTCCTAATAGTTTTCTTCTTAGTCTGTTGTTGCATCTCTCAGAAAGACCTGATGGTGATTGAAACGATCTATAAAATCCATTTCTAAGTTTCTGAGGAATATGTTGGGCTGCTTCTTTTTCTTCTATTTCGAGAGATGTTCCCTCATCTTCTTTAGTTGCTGGATCTTTTTCCTCCAAAGACTGTGAACCATAGCCCCCGCTTGGAACAATTACCTCGTGATCTACTACATCCTGAACTGGAACCATGTTGATCGGAACCATGTGATCGTCGCCCCATGGCTCGGCCTTCATCCCCAATCCCAAATTTTCATTTATTTGATTTATACTAAATCCCATCTTTGCAAGTTTAACCCCAGCGTCCACCCTAGCATCATAATCGTCTCTAAGGATTGCAACATCTGAAAAGTCAAAAGAGAAAGTTCCATTTTTATTCTCACCACCAAGCACGCCCTCCGTAAATTTATTGCCAAGCTTTCTCGCAAGAGGAATAAGATTGTCTTCGTAGAAAACTTTTCTTTGAACGCGAACTGCTTGCGCTCCAAAGTTCGACTCTTCATTTAGATATAATAGCGGTACGTTAAATGCTCTTGATATATCGGACATATTCCACCTGCGAGCCTCGATGAAATCCATATCCTTCTGGCTCGCACCAGTTTGCTGCCAGCTCCAATCCGCATTAGTGACAGCAAGCCTGGACGCATTTCTTGGACCGCCATAAGTCTTGTACCAATTATGGCGAATCTCTTCTTTCATCTCTTCCGTCAATCTTCCCACGCCCTTGTAGCTCAATATTCCAGAAGGCATGCCTCCGTTTCTAAGCATTGACCTATTGTAAACGGCAGCTAGATTGTCCGTCTCGATAGCCAACATCCCTGAAACGAGAGGACCAACGCCAACTATTGGGTCATTGGGGTGGCTCGCATATTTAAAATGTACTATCCTGTCTGTTGGAATTTCAATCGCTTCCTTAGGACCAGACTCCATTAGCCAACTATCTAGGTGATAGCTCTTCTTACCTCTCTTCGGGGATATACAATGAGGCGGGAGTGGGAAAAGGGCTCTTGGGATCCCCCTAGAATCAGGGTCGTCGATAAAAAGGAAGGCGTTACCATGAGTTAGCATCTGAACAATTATTGCCTCAATCATTTCCTCTAAGTTCATCAACTTATTTGGCTTATAAAATAAGTCTCGGTATGGACCTGAAATATCTTTGCCCTTTCTTTTTAATGAGACAGGAACCTGACTTAGGGTTGAAGATATAACATTAACACACCTAAACACAGACACGCTCTGACAATAGGGGTCAT